TTTCTAAAACAATTTCATCAGCATCCATCTGCCAACAAAAATCACCGGTGCATAACTTTCTTGCGTGTGCCTTCTGTGTTCCATCAAATACACCAAAACGTTTTGAGGACCAGTCTAGTTTATTCTCGTATATTTTTAGCTTATCTTCTTTGGCCGCGAGCTTTTGAAGTTCTGACCACGTGGAGTCCGCGGAACCGCCATCTACGACGATGACCTCATCACAAAACTGTAGCATGGAATAAATCGAATGCTTGTATGGATACCTATGCTTTTCACAGTTTAGCGTTGTCATATATCCTGAAATCGTTGGACTATACTGTGTAATAAACTTTACACAGTTCCAAAATCTTGATCTTGCCATATACAAATATGCCCATGTATCCTCTTCATCATCTGTGTCAAACCATATTTCTTTTGCATGCTGAACGTTATCATTTAACTGTAGTTTGCATCCTAAAAGCTTTGCTTCTATTACCATTCTTGGACATGTATCGCCACCTTCGGGTAAATACACAAATCCTTCAGCTGTTGATAATTTTTGTAACGCATCAAAATATGGTAAATTCCATATAATTTCATACTCTTTATTGTTTTCTTTACACCATTCCTCTGCCGCAGATGCACCCTTGATCCATGAATTTGATCCAAGGACCAGCCATCCTTTTTTAGGGTTATCCCTATTTTCGTTTAAGTGCTTTATCGTTGCAAGAGACTCATCATCAAATATAGACGATAAAACGGTGGTCCTTACATTTTCTAAAAAAGGAAACCTGGTAATATATCGGTCTTTCTGATCTTCTGCCATCCACCAAACATGCTTTGCCCCTAAAAACATTGCAGATATTAACTTTCCGTGGTTTCCTTCATCACAATCGCACTTGCTAGATGTAGCTGCTTCATGCTTTTCTATGGAACGATACTTACAAAACTTATAATCGTATTCGACTATGCCGTAATTAAGATTTGCTATGATGGTTGGAACATAATCTAAATCCATACCCGAAAAATTAGTAAATACCCAGAATTTTTTATGGCCGGCTTCTAGAGTTTCCAAGCAGACATCGGAGGATTTTAGTTTGTATACGCTCATTGGACTATCACTAATGAGCGCATCAGTACTCAACTCTGCACCACCACTATATTCATCAACAAATAAATCAGCAACAAATATTACGTCTTTTTCTTTAATGCTATCACAAATTTTTTGCATCTTTTGGTTATTTTTTTCAAATATAGAATCACCAAAGTTCATTTTAATTTTCTACTCCATTTTTTTAACTTTAAATTTTTATCAAGAATTGCCCATCCAATAAACTTTTTTGCATTAGATCTTTTAAAAATATCGTTTATAACATCATACTCTCTGTAAAACCTAATAGAATGACCCCAGTTACCGATATGAAAAAACTTGTTGTCATCACGACATAGACAAACTGCATGGCCACCAAGAGAGTCGTCGGATTTGATATACGACACAAGTAATATACGTGGATTATAATACGACATTACAACTTTAGACGCCCATATTGCAAAATCGTCGCAATCCAGTGGGCCCGGTAACTGTGATTGATGGGTTTGTGTTCTGTTTACCTGTACCTGTACATATTCTGCAGATACAATTACATCTTTTAATTCCTTCCAGCCATCGGGTTTCCACTGCAACATATTCATATTTGATTGTGCTTCGTGAGGATGAAGATGCGCGAATAGTTTGGTGGAAGAATATTTTCTTAAAAATAAAAACTGATAGAACTTACTCCATAGTCTTAACCATAAGAAAATTAAGGGGGCAAAGTATAGATATCCTAATAATTTATTAATTTTATTCATTACTGCTATAGGACCTTTACGGCAAGATCGGCCAATGGGGATCTTTGGACACGATCCAAAGATACATGAGCATATAGCGAATTATTTTTTAATTTTTCGATTACGTAAACAATTCCATCCGTAATTGGATCAAGGAATTTTTTATCTATCTGTTGTACGTCACCCGTAAGAACAACCTTCGTTCCCTCTCCCGCTCTTGTTATTATTGTTTTTAGTTCATTTGCTGTTAGGTTCTGGGCTTCATCAACAATAATAAAAGACGATGGTATAGACCTTCCCCTAATATAGGGCATTGCTTCCACACGAATTAATCCCCTGTCTATATAAGTTTCCATCATGGCTTTGGCGCTATCATTAGAAAATAATACATCCAGGTTATCAAATATTGGAGCAACCCACGGAGCCATCTTTTCCTGTAGCGTTCCGGGTAAATAACCTATATCATTTCCGAAAGGCTGAATTGGCCTTGTAACGATTACTCTTTCATATTTTTGTTGTTCAATTACGGCATTTATGCCTGCGGCTATAGCCAACAGGGTTTTGCCGGTGCCTGCTGGTCCAATTAATGACACCAGGGGAATTGTTGGATCTAATAACGCATCTATGGCAAAATATTGTTCAGAAGACCTTGGAGAAATTCCCCATACCGACTCGATAGTTCTTATTTTGGTAACCTTATTTTTTACCACTTTACAAAGTGCGCTTTTTCCCGCCGGACTTTGTAACGTAACATATTGATTTATTAATAACTGCTTTGATATTTTCTTTTTAAGAACAAACCCCTGTGCATAAATTTCATCAACAATGTTGTCGGAAACTGGTACTTTTAATTTTCCAGTATAAAAAGAATGAATGGTTGTTAGATCATTACTGTTAATTGATTCTATATCGAACATTTTTGCTTTTAAAAGCATATTCAGATCAGATGAGACAAGTATGGACTTTGTTTCTTTTGCGCAAGAAAGAATTACGTCATCGTTTAATATATCACCGCTGATTTTAGTATCTTGAAATACTATATTTGACTCTTGTTTAACAAATACCAGATCGTATATTTGTCGAATACATCTTCTTGCTTGATATCCTGTTTTACCGCTTATGGTTTTTAAATTATCAAGTTCAGATATTACCCTGTCACATAATATAATCTTCCCATCTACGATGAACTGTGTAATGATGTCTGGATCATCTATCAGGGTGCTTGTATCAAAAACATAGCTTTTTATTGATTTAGTCAACTTTACCACCAATATTCAATTATAAATATCACATAATCATGCTATAATAAAAGCATGGACAATAGTAACGAAAAACATAACACATGCTTTTATTATGTTTCCCAGTGTAAAAAAGCGTGTCAAAACACAGCATGTAGACAATGGGTAAATTCTAAAAAACATCGTAACTGTGTTTTAATAGGGGCTGCTAGTGGACCAAAAACGCTACAAGAAATTGGAGATGTTTTTGGGGTTACAAGAATGAGAATATGTCAGATGGAAAAAAATATACTACAAAAAATAAAATTTTCCCTTGGACAACTAAGATGATTGTTTATCTGCGGTTAAAGAAACCTTCACAAGCTCACCAGCCTTACTCTTAATATCTCTTAATCCTTTTCTTGCACGTACTCCCGCAGCTTTATTACCGGCGTTATTTTTAAATACGTCAACTTCGACGGTATCAACTAGAACTTTCATTTCTTCCCAAAGATTATTTAAGTTTGACATTTCAAACCTCCTTTTCTATTATTTTAAAACTATGAACGACATTGTAAACTACTTAATAAGCACTTCTGTAAAATCAGGGGGAAAAATATCTAAATTTTTTCTGTAAAACCATTCAAATGATCCATCTAAAATATAGGTAATTGCCTGATCATCTTTTCCTCGAATACTTCTACCTATCGACTGTACAAGTGTTTTGATTGTTTCATATTCGTACCACCTATCCCTTCTTTTTTTTCGTAACCTTACTAATTTATCACCAAGATAGGGATATGCAAGCTTACATATTACTTGAAACCTACTTCTATCTCCGTATAAGTCAAGGCCTTCAGTGGATGAAGGTGATAATAATACAACATCGGATTTTGACTTTATGTATCTTTCTATTTCTTTTTCACGGTTTTCTGGACTATGAAGAATTAGACGTTTATTATTTGCATTGGCTTTTATAAACCTCGCTATTTTGTATGTATGACAATGAATAATTCCCTTTTGACCTTTATGGATATCTAATATCTGTTGAACGGCTTGAACAAGGTTTGGTAAATTCTTGTCTAAATTTTCCCTGTTTAAAGATCCCACGGAGTGATACATAACAGGCCTATTCTTGGTGGGGAAGGGGGACGGAATACTTAAAAAAGCTGCGTTGGATTTGTCTATTCCTAATGATTCACAAAAAATATCCTTATCTATTATAGTCGCTGACATTAGTATTACATGTTTAGCCCTACTGAACAATAATTCTTCAGAAAAATGTGATATATCGATAGACTTAAATGATATATGTCTCATGTTATTTTTATCAAAGCTTATATCTAGGATCCAGTTATCCTTATCGTAAGTTGTAATAAATCGAGAAATCTTGCACTCATGCTTATCTAATGCTTCAAATTGTTTTATTAATTTTGATGTACCCTCTACATTACCAACTGATTTTAAACCTTCTATTTTTTTACGAAAATCATCAAGATATAACTGTAATTTTTTAAAATATAAATCTCGTATAAATCCATGGAATGCTTGTTGGCTTAAGACGGACGGAATATCTAGCTGTAAAATATTAGTACAAAATTTTTCTGAAATTGATATATCAAGAAATCTTGATAATTGATTTTCTGTATTATGAGCTTCATCAATTATTAAAACGTCTCTTTCTTTAAGCTCACCAGCATATTGCGTTTCAGCTAAAAAATATGAAAAATTTGTAATTCCTAGTTCTGATTTCAAAAACTTGTTCTTTTTTGACTTATATCTACAATCATTTCTGCACTGGGCTATTTTATTTTTTGAAGTTTCTGTGGGCTCTATAAATGATCTTCTAACCTGTGCGCATGAATTTTGCTTCATACGTTTGCAAATATAATTACTGGCGGACTTAATTTCGCATAAGCCCTTATTTCCAAAATCAGTAACGTATTGTTGTTGTAGAATTTTTTGTGTAGTAAGTATGTACGCTCCAGATTCGCAGGATTTTATAGGTTGCTTATCGTATAATGCATTCGCAACTGTTACCCCTACAGCAGACTTGCCACATCCTGTTCCAAGTTCTAAAATTATAAACTTCTTATTGTTATTTAATATCTTATCTAGGGTAAAATTTATGGCATCTATTTGTTGTTGTCTGGGAGATGGATGAGGAAAAAACTGTAACCATTTATAACTTATTGTCATTTAGGTGTCCATCGACAATACCAAAATCAATTGCTTCACTCGAATCTAGATATCTATCTATTTTTTCTTCCATGATTTTGCTAATTTCATCAATAGATTTATTCGTTTCGATAGCCAAAAGTTTTTCCATTTGCTTTTGTTGACGCTTCCATTCTTTCATTTCATTTTCTGCTTCAAAAACATTTCCAATCGCGCCGCCCCAGGAAGAGTGTATCATAATTCTTGCATTTTTACCTATTAATCTATGACCTTCTTGACCCGCCGATAGTAATAGCACACCAGCAGACATAATTTTCCCTAGACCGACAGTGTAAACGGGGGGTTTTACAAATTTAATTGCATCGTATAACGAAAACATTTCATCTATAGAACCACCGTAAGTACTAATGACTAAGTAGATTGGTTTATACGAATTTCTTTTTGCAAATGCAAATAATTGTGCTATAGTATTTGTAACGCTTGCTTCATTAATCTCTCCTGTAAGATATACTAGTCTCTCATCCTCTTGGTTAACTGTCTGTTGCTGGCCGCTGGACGCCATTATAATTTCTTCAGTAGATAAACTACTCGATTTTAATCTTCCCAATTAGTCCTCCTGGTTTGTTATAATGAAAGACCCTTGATCATCGTCAGATGCCATTATCGGTCTATCCTCTGATATTGCTTTCACTATTCGTTTCATTAAATCAGCGTTATCCAGCTCAAGAGCGAGTAAATAAATCAAATTTAACACTTGCTGCTGTGATACTCCAAAATCATTAATTTTTTTAACAATATCACGACATACCTGTAAATTTTTTAGTTTCTTTAAGTCACTAGAATCATCGTCATATAATTTTACCACTTTATTCTCCTATAGCATCGTTTCTATGAAAATCACCAATAAAAAAATCATCTAAACTTTTAATTTCTAAATATTTTCCAAACACATCACCCTTGACATGTTCTTTTCCTAAAACTATAGGACTGGAATCTTGGTTTTTAAATTTATACTCTATTTCTTCCCACGTTGCTAAGTTTAATTCATTTTTATCGACTAATTTTACAAGAGAAGGTGGTAAACCACTTTTTACATCATCGATTGTTCGTACTCCGTATCTACCAGATCCGTCGTGAAGAATGTCCGACTTACAAACATCACTAATTCTGTGAATTATTTCGCAGTTATTACATGTCACCAACTTAGGATTTACGACACCGTTTTCATCCATTGTAGAAAAAACGGTAAACTTATGATACACTACAGGATCAATGGATTGATATTGCGGTAAAGTACACACGCACTCCACAAGATGTTTACTATACCTTGGATACATAATGAGAAATTGCCTTGCTAACCCCACTTCGACCGTTGGTGAATGCCTGGTTAATAGAAGACTCTATTAAACTTCGTATATCCGTTACCTGTTTTAGATCTAAAGAAACCCTTCCAGCTTTACTCGCTTTTACTAAATTAGTGTACACCGTACTTTTTACAGTATCGCGTAGAACGTTGATTTCTTTTTGTACGTCTAGTTCTAAACTCATTTTTTTGTTACCTCCTATACGTTGCGCTAGATAAATAATATGTAGTATTAGTACCATAGTATAAGGAGAAATGATGCAATACCTTGAGGAAGATAAGATTGCAAAGAAACTGTTTGTTAATCTTTTAATGTTAGATAACCCCATTGTAAGCAGAAGGCTTATAGAAAATAACGATAAAATAAATACAGTATATGATAATAAGCATAAAAAATCTTATGAGATGATCATCAAAACCATCAACGAATCAAAAGCGATTGATGAAAAAAAAGATAAAATTGACTCTCTACGAAAAAATATTATTATAGAGTCCCTAAAGCTTAAAGCTAACTACGCGGCACAAAAAAGCTATAATAATCTAACATTGTTTGAAAATATTACTAAAACCCTGGTTGATAGTAACGATGTTCATACATCATTAAACGAAGCAGAATATTCTATGGCATTGGTTAAATATATCAATGAAAGATCAGTATCGAGAAAAGTATCCGAGGAAGAACGAGCTGGGGCTGTTAAGCTATTAAAATTAGCGAGGAAGCAGTTCGAAGATATGAAAACCTACAATAAAAACCTTACTGCAAATTCTAAAATGGGAAATCCGTTTCTAGAGGGAAAAAACCTAGTATTTCCGAGTACAAATCCTAGAATGTTTAACACAAAAGAATACGAAAAAGTAATAGATGCATTGGAACTTATCATAGAACGAGGATTTATGGCAAGTATAGGTAGAATGTTTTCAACACTTCCCGACCCAATAACAATCGAGTTTGCAATGAAACAGGCTTCTGTTGCCCTAAGTAGAGGTGTTCAAGAAGAAGTTGGAAGTTTAATAAACATAGACGTAACTAAAATTGAAAAGGACGAAGCGGCGAGGCTGGAAAGCCTACCGTTGCTTGCATTTCATCCCAGCGTACTAGACAATAATTTTCCGAGAGATGAAGTCTCTGATGAAGTTAGAATACAGGCTGAAATGATTAGTGGAAAAGTCAAAAAAGCGATTGCGCAGGTAGGAAAAGCAATTAAGGCCAAGGTTAAACCACCAAAAGAGCTTAAGTGGACGATATTTGGAAAACTAAATGTCGTATCTCCTGCTGGACTTCAATTTATGAGCATCAAGGGACTTCATGGGGAAGAACCACAAAAATTTCCTCCGGTACCAGAAAATGAACAAAGCCAAATAGATATTGCTGCTCAGGCTCCTGTTGATGCGTTTGCCGGGGATGTCCAGGTAGAAAGAGAAGATAAGGTTAGACTTGGAACCATCAAACTTGCGGATCTTGGAATAGATGTAGATTCTGAATTTGCAAAAGCTTTAAAGCAGGGTAAAGATCAAGGCGGGGATGGACGAAAAGGTTGGGAACTTGCGGATGAGGCTATTACGGGGATGGATGATTCTACTCTTACAGGGGTTGCTGATAAAGTGATAGACCTAGTTAAAGAGAAATTGAAAGATGACCCCGATAAATTAGCTACCGCAGTTAAAGAACTCGAAGGTAAGAAGAGCGTTGTCGGAAAAGAAATTCTACAAAGATATGTTCATGGTAAAAAATATAGAAAAAAGGGTATAGGTAGATATCTTGGACAAAAGCTTAATAAAATTATAGGAAAAGCTGGTGGAGAAGCAGATCTTAACCTATTTGTTGAGGGTCAAATGTATGAGCTATCAGAAGCGGCGTGGATGATTAAAAAACGATTATTCAATCTTCAAGAACAGCAAAATTAGTATTTTTAATGGTATTAATTGTTGATTTTACAAAATAAAGTGTAGATAAAAGCATGGAATACGATTTTTCAGTATTAAGTACCACTTTTTTTGTCATAGTAAGTTTACAGTTTAATTCTTTTTCAAGTAAAGCAATAAGCCTATCATCGAATTTTATAATACCGTAATTACAAATTTGTGGTAACATTAATAACGTCCTATCTATTTCTTCCAGATTCTTTAATTTATTAGCGGGGGTGGAAGATGCAATATATAAATTTGCAACTTGTGATGACATCGACTTAATTCTTTTTTCAATAAATTGTTTTGCCATATCCTCACCCTTGGTGGCTTTTTGCCTTAATTGCGAAATATGAAGTTCGATATTTGTGCTATTCCTGGGGTTCTCTATAGTAATATCTGACCTCGTAAGTACGATCGACGGTATGGTAGAAAACTCATCATACTTAATTGTAGATAAAACGTCTCCTCTATCTATGGTTACATATCTTGTATTACAAATTATAGAAATATCCTTTAAAGTATTTACCGTTTCGTTATTTAATGAAACGATTATGGGAATTACATCCAGTTTCTTTAACTTAAAATTTAAGCTTAATGTCTGGATTACATCTGGTAACATCCCAATGCAAAATATTACAACTGATTCATTTCGCTTTAAAGATTCTTGTAACCAGTGATCTATCTGAGATGTTTTTTCTATGATTCCATCTACAATAAGAATCCTTGGATTAGTTCTTATAACTTGTTGTAGTTGCGTAAAATCATGAGAAAACCCTACGGAAAATCTATTTCCGGTGTATAAATCCAGCCTATGCTCATTTCTATCTGTGTAATCTATACTTAATTTTCCATACAATCCAGCAAAATCCAACGCATTTAATAACATATCATATAGTGTTTTATCAGATATACTTTGTTGTATGTAAGTCTTTATCCATTGTCTATCTGGTATATAAGATAATTTTCTTAATAATTTAGATATATTAGCTATATCTATTTTTTTATCACTATCGTATAGATCCAAATATAACGGTATAAAAATATTGGATACTTCTGGGGCTTTTTGCTCAGCTTGAAACATTGATGATAAAAATATACTTCTAACGATGTTTTTATCAGAAGAATTATACTTTTCAATTATCGAAAATTTTCTATTTGTAAAAAATGATTTTCCGTTGGTGGAATATAAATAATTATTATTATTGGAAAATTTTCTTAATTCTTCCAATAACGATTGTTTGTATTGTTCTAAATGTACCGTTTTTGTATGCACAAAGGTATTATAAACCTTTTACTATCACCTGTTTCTTTTCTGGTTCATTTTTTGTTGATGGTAACGTTTCTACTCTTTTCTTTGGGGTGGCTATTCGTTGGATGGGGTCATACTTCTTTTCCTCTTTTGATTTTCCACCCTCTACTTCCTGTTTAGTTTTTAAAATAACAGAATTTACATTTTTAATGCGTATTGTTTCATCTTTCAAGAATTGGTTAAATTTATCTTCAGACATTGTTCCTTTATAAGATTTTACTACGACGTCTATAGCTCTACTGACAATATCTGACATTCTAACCTGATTTCGTTGGCTAACAACGACCACACCGGGTATTGCTCTCATTTGTAAAAGTATGTTATCTATTCTTGCGGAAGCGGGTGAAATTATTCTAATATACGAATATGTATAGGTTAATTTCTTTTCCGTGCGAGTCACTTCTGATATGAACTCTGTTAAATATTTTATGCAATCCATATTAAATATTACCCTTATAACATGCAACTACTGCTGATCTTAAATATGGTATCATAAGACTCTCTGCATCAACTGGATCTATTATAATATAGTCCCTATGCTCAAATTCATTCGTTCTTGGATTTTTTCGTATTACAGGTTTTCCTTTTACGCTACACGGAAATAACACGGTATTACCGATTCTAAATTTTATACTGTAATCTGGAAAATAAGGTATTGTTCCAGTTTCTTCCATGAATTCCCGGACTGCAGCTTGTTGTATAGATTCATTTTTTTCTATACCGCCCTTCGGAAAATCGAGCATATTATTATTTGTAACTAGGGTAAATAATTTATCGTTAATTCGTGATATAAAACCTGCTGTAGTAGGTAGCGGATCGTAAAAAAATGATCTTTCAATTGGAATCGTATTTTTTGGTTGTACCAAAATTAAATCACCTAAAACATTATTATCTTTCAATATGCGTGTATATTCTTGAGCATATTCAGGTTTATCTTCGTACATTCTAATAGGGGTTGTTGGATATTTTTTTATAAAAAATTTTAATACGTTTGCTTTAAAGGGTAACGTAAATCCGTCTGGAGATAAAAGTAAAATATTTGGCTTTAATCCAAGGATTTTTAATATATTCTTTACTTGGTTTTTTAATTTTAATACGCGACCAGTCATAATAATAAACAAAACGTCATGACTGGCCTGGGATATAAGGGCCTCATTTAATATATCAAGATTTACAGACATTCCCATAGACGGATCCAGTGAGGAAGGGACTTCCCACCAGTTAACATACGGCCATTCTCTATTATGTTTTTTATAATATTTATTTTTTGCCGCGTCAATTGATAAATGATGAACAAGAGATTCATCAAAATCATATATGTCTATCCTATTATACATCCTGTAGTAAATATTACAGGACAAATTAAACTATTCAAAGTTTACATCATCTCTTATGAGGTCTTCTAAACTTCTAATAATAGTCTCAAGCGACTGTCCAACTTCCTTATGCGTTATTTGAGCAGTCGGCTGGTTTACCTGTAGTTCTGCAAACCTATCTATGACCCATTGTCGTAATTGTACGATCATCTCTACTTTATTTGAATCCATTATATCTCCTGAAATAAATATTTATCTAAACATTGTATATGGTTTTCATAACTATCATTGTGAATACCATACATTCCGGCTGCTACGCTACTTAATAAAGAGTTGCCGTCTTGTGGTGTAAAACAAAATCCCGATATTCTTGTTAATCCAGCCAATTGTGTAACACACAGCGTGGGTAATGATACAACGGTGTGATTTAAAATTCTTCCGTAATATCCGTGGTCCCTTCCAAAAGAAAAAACTTTATTAGCAGATGTTTTTTCTGTTACCGCCGTGTATTTATTCTCCGTTAACATTTCAACAACATTTTTATTTGTAACCGAACCCTTAATCGTAATATTAAACCTTATTGTATGCATATACTGCGTGTTTGTTTTTATGGCACTTGAAAAAATATTTGGAATGTGTCCTAATGTTCTAAACAGGTCATACGCATCTTGCGCATGGTGTGTACCAAAATTTGTGGTATTATGAACCCCCACATGGGGTGAGGCGATGAACGAGTTATCTTGACTTATATCATTCGCTCTTCTAATACACACAAAATCAGCAAATAATATATTCGATATATTTTTACCTGACAACGTATTCATTAACGAACAAATATTGTGAGTATTACAACTGACGACTTGTATAAAGTTCTGCTTTATTTCACTTAAAACCTTATCGTTTATACCATACGCAAACGGTACACCAAAGTTCTTTTCACTACCCTGAGCTATAAAGAACCTTCTTTTATCATCGCTGGAATATAACGGTAAATAATAACTATCCATATGTTTTAAGCCGGCAGGTGTACAATCAATTACAACATCGGATTGATTTAAAGCATCCTCAAAAACATATGATACTTTATGACCAAGGTCTTTAAATTCTGAAACACAGCTACTATTTACAGCTAACTTAGCACCCCTATCAATTAACGAATTGACTTTAGCTTTTTCATCGCTTAAAGGAGTTCTTTTATGAAAGACAAGATTACTAAATCCAAGTGACTGTTTATTATCAGCCAGTAATCCTATTAAAGGTTCACCAATTGTCCCAGTACCTATAACCAATATATTCATATTGTTCCTCTAAGAATATTATCTGTATTCTATACAGTAGATAACAGTTTATAAACTAATTGTTTTCTAAAATAAGTTAAAGTAAAAGCAGTGTTACAGATGCTGGTTTAAACTGGTTCAAATTAAAAATAAAATAGCGAACCAGGAATGTATAATATTTTTTTTCGATATGTATTAATATGCACTATTTTAAAGCGTATAATGTTTCGCTGGTTTTTATATTCTGCTTGACTATGATGTCTTGTTGTACAACACGACCACAAAGGGTTAATAGCGTTCCACCTACATTATATCATTCTTTCGTTAAAATATACACAGAAGTATATGCAAAAAGATGTACCGAAGATAAATGCGAAAGAGCACAGATAAATGCATTTTCAGGTTCGGGGGCTGCTGTATTAAGGTTACAGGAGGGAACGCTTATTTTAACTGCAGAGCATATTTGTAATCGACTTAATCAAACTGAAACGATCAATGATTATACCATTTCATTCCATATGAAAATAATTGATTATCAGGGAAATTCATATGAAAATATAGAAATGGTCGACAGCCAGTCTGAACATGATATTTGTCTTGTTTTAATAAAAGAAAAATTTTTACCGCCGGTCCCAGTATCGCAACAATCGCCCAGGGTGGGCGAAAGAGTTTATAATCTTGCGGCACCCCTAGGAATTTTTAGTGAAGGAATGGTTCCAACCTTCGAGGGTTTTTATTCAGGAAATGCTAGGCCAGGAGTATCACTTTATACAATTCCCGTCCAAGGTGGAAGTTCAGGATCTCCAATTTTTAATGATAGGTTTCAATTAATAGGTGTTGTTCATAGTAAGTTTGGTGGAATAGAAAATATTTCGCTCAGTGTATCTTTTCAAATTTTATATGATTTTTTACAAAAATATCAAAATAGATTATCTCTTAAGGAAATAAATTCCTCAAATTAAATTAATAATTTAACATATTAATTTCATTAAAATATTCACTTCCATTGATAATTTTAAAAACTCCAAGTGATACAAAAGCTCCTGCGAATACGTCAACGATATGATGTTGTTTTAATAATAACGTAGATGCACAAATACAAAAAAACCAAATCCATGCAAGGGTTTTACACATGTTATTTTTACAAAGTTTACAGTTTATAAATGTTAATACACAAATTAGTGCAAGCGCAACATGAGCCGATGGAAATGTATTATTAGACCCATCACATTCATATGTCATTTTTAAAATCATTGAAGAAATATCTGTACTTGTAATGTCTGGTCTTGGATACGATGCAGGAACTAAAATATACAGAGCCGCTAGTACTCCCACAACTAACACCGTGGATAAATAGCTGGTAAGAAAAAGTCGTTTTGATTGAACACATCTAATTAAAACAAATGCCATAACTGGTATAAGGGTGTGATATATCCACACAAACTCAGTTACCAGCGGAATTTTATCATCAATATATAGTAAAAATATCGTATCGTTAGCGTGGGATATTAGTTGTGTAAAGAAATAAGTGGTAAAAATAAAAAGCAGTAAAAGTATTGAAGATTTTAGTCTACTCCTTAAAATATATTTCATTACTGGTTAACGCATTCCTAGATATTATTAATGGCATTGTTAGATCCATCTATGAATACATATGTATATGAGATTTATCTCAGATGGTTTCAATAAAAAAATGGGTTATAATAATGAATAAAATTAAACTTTTGGGATTAAAGAACGATATTTCGATGGCGTTGTTGTATCTTCGACTAAATCGAATAAAATTTAAAAAACGTAGTTTTAATCAGGAAAATAGGTTTATTTATTCTATGAACATCGTTACAAAAACAGCGTTTGATACAGTAAAAAACTTATTAAATGCAAGGTTTGGACAATTTATAAAGGTTTCCCGCGGAAAATGACATACGAAGAATTTATGGAAAGCGTTATAGCAGAGCAAGGTATATCATTATCAGATATGAACATTTCAGATAAACAGTGGATAAATAAAAAAAATAAAGTTAATTCTACTTTAAAGATCACAGAGCAAAATCTAAGAAAATTAATATTTCACGAAGTAAATAAAACTATACAAGCAATAGAAAAAGATAAAAATGTATAATGGATTAAAAACAACATCTATATACTTTTCTGATATTGATTTACAAATGTTGGTTGAAGTTTGTAGTTCAAAACAAGATATTGCAAAAGGACTAATGTATAGAATGATACCGCTAAGAAATAACGAAGGAATGTTATTCCTAATGCCAGAATCAAAGTGTCATAGGTTTTGGATGAAAAATACTTTTATATCACTTGACATGCTTTTTATAGATAAAGATAAAAAAATTGTAGATATATACGAAAACGCGAAACCACTTTCTATAAAGAACATAGTATCAAAGGCTCCATGCAAATATATTCTTGAAGTGACCGCCGGATTCTGCAACAGAAATAAAGTTTACCCAGGATTAGCAATAGATTTTAAATGAAAAACCTAATAGCTTGTTTCTTAATAATGATAATAATGCAAGTCATTATTTGGTATTCTAGTAATGGACAATTTTTATCTAAAACCATAAAAGAAAATAGCGTTTTAGTCGCTTCAAGCGGTATACTGGTATCTTGGCTCGCAATAAAATTTACTGAAATTGGATACGGATATTTTTATAAACTATGGCCGCTAAAATTAATGGCTTTTGCGGTTGGAACAATTATCTTTGCTATATTAACTCGTATTCATATGAATGAAGATATGACGCTAAATACTCATATATGCTTAGTACTAGCTACAGTTATTTTAATTCTACAATTTAAATAACTAAAAATCTAGATGATAATTTGATTGGTATGATAACCCCAGAATATCTTGCGTTTGATATCCTTCGCCCGTAATTCCTATGAATTGAATTGTAAAATTTTTTCCAAGGTCTTTTAATGCATCTATCGGTTGTGCTATGAGCGGTTTTGACATTGGTTCGTCATCCTCAGACTGTAGATCTTTTTGTATACCTACCGTGATCACCCCGTTCCTAACCTCCACCATAAGTATATAAGCTATATCATTATTTAATCGATCTTTATGGTATGCTTCCCCCACCTTATTACCATTTAAAGTAAGGTCAATATGATTTCCGGATTCATCCTCTACATTGTGATAGGTGTCAATAAATACTTCTACTTCGCCTTTATCTCCAGCTAGTATTAACTTAATTCCATCAGCGCCTGAACCGTCTGCATCCGATGCTCCTCCAGCTTTAGAAATTTTAAATGTGCACTTAATTTTTATAAATCCATCTTCACCAAATGTTAGGGTGTCGCTTATTTTTAATATTCCGTTTTGGTTACGATGAGATGTTAGTCTAGCAAATTTCTTTTTATTTAATTCGTCAAATACTAACTCTGTTGCTCCATGAGCTTTGGAAACCCCGAGGTCTTCCGAAAAATCGTCCAGTCTAATATCACCATAAACCCTTTTATGGCCAGATAATTCAATTAAAAAATTTCGTATAACATCTCGCATTATAATTTAGCCAAATAATCTGATACAGCTATAGCAGTCGATCTTGGACATGTCGAACCAGTTATATCCATAACCTTTTTTATACCTTTCCATACAAGATCTGGATTTCTACCTAAAAACCCCATAACCTTTTCATAGGATTGGATATGCGGTATTCGTGAATCATCTTTATCCCATTTACGTAACAATCGGTCCTCGGCAAATGATTCCATTTCTTCCATAATAATATTTTGTAGCTGTTGTTTACTTATTTTCATTATCTATTTCCGTTTTTGATTTATATACCTTTAATATATCCAAATCTTCCAAACAAATTATCCCATCGGACCATAAAACTTTTGCAAAAAAAATCCGTCTGTAGATACAATAATTCCGCATGGAATACTTTGTCGAGAACTTAGTAATCTTCTTGGGTTTTTATACACTACAATGTCCCCGATATTAATAATTCAAATACCCCTATCCGTTTATGGTATAAAATTGTTTTTTTACTTCTTCGTTTATTATTTGCTGTACCCTACGCTTAGATATTTTTCGGCCAGCCGCAAGTTGTCCCTGGCCCGTCTGTGCATGTTGGGCTGTCATCATTGTCATCATCATCATCATAAATGGCAACATCATAGCAAACTGCAGTGCTTCAGGATCTGGTTTATCTCCAGCTGCTGACGCACCGCTAATCATTTTTGATAATGCCGCAGGATCAGCAAGCTGCGCCTTTACCTTACTCATATCCTTTGGATGAAGCCCAGAATCTCGCATCGCTTTTTGCATTGTTTGTGGAGCTTTCTTTTCCATCGCCTTAAAATTATTTGCCAAATCGCCAGCTTTCCCTTTAAGGCCATCGGAAAGCTTTTTTAAATCTGGGGAAATTTCACCCCATGATTTAGCAATTGCATCTCTACCCTTGCTAACAACATTTTTTGTTGCCGCCCAGGCCTTTTTTGCTGTTGGAACTAACTTATCTGACAGGTTCTTTATCACCTCCCAAGATTCACCAGCTACCTTCTTAATACCCTTCCACCCTTCAAGCCCGATGTCCTTAATAACACCCCAAGCTTTCTTTGCCATTGGTCCAATATTCTTTGCCGCCCACTTTGCAGCCACATCAACTCCTTTACCAACCGCTTTTACCCCAGCCACCGCGGCACTACCAACCGCCCTTGCTGCCCCAACAACACCCCGGCCGATGGCTCCCAAAACTGGTAAGATTTCATTTAATTGTGGAAATGTGTTCGATATAGCTTCAAATACAATACGGTCAAATGTCTCATCTGAAACCTGTTTACCCTGTTCCATCATCTGCCTTCTTCTAGTAAGGCATACTTCTCTAATTTCCAACATTGAAACATGCACCTTGTCTAATTCGGTAACGACCTCAATAACGTCAAGATCATTCTCTGTATCAATCTCATTGCCTTCAATTAAAAGCTCAATGGGCATATTTTTTTGCATTTCAAGCATCATTTCCTTACGGGGATAAGGAAAAATAACAAGTGTAGAGATATCATCGAGGGCCATCTCGTGCGTTTCCTTTAGCAAAACTCTATTGTTTAGACCTTCCACAAGTATTTCTTTAGCCACCTTATTAACCTCCTGCCTTCTCCGCTCTAATTCTTTTAAGGGCCCTATTATAACTGACTCGATCATAGCCTTCCATGGGCTCCCCACGCTTATGTTTACCTTTTTTCGAATGAGCATAAACAACTTTCCATTTTTTATCTGGATGCCGTTTATGGTACTCGACGTTTGTTGTCTTGCTGTCTTTTCTATATTTGAGCCACCTATCAAGACTAAACCCCTGTGGGACTGCATATTCAAACAGTCGCCTACAAATTTTATCCTTTATATGGCCAACGGTTGTTATGGTTTTAAAGCTTTCTGTAACGGATTGGTCAATTTGTTTTCTTAGTCTTTCTATTTGCGCACCAAGATTAGAAGCCGTGGTGGCATCGCCACTATTTGTAGCATCCTGTTTTTGCTTTAATAGACCCTGAAGCTGTGATTCTAGCTCTTCCTTCTCGGCCTGTGTTAGCGTTGGTTTTGATTCTCCGGCCTTGGCTGTGGCCTGTGTTGAGTAGGGCCCTGGCATAAATCCCAGGTCAGAATCTTCATTTAGTTTTTTGCGTAGAATAAATTCAAAAACATTCATGTGTATAAATATGCTTTACTAGCGGTTATATGCTTGGAACCGTGTCTGTAACACTGTTAAGATTCTCAAAGAAATCCATTAGTTTATACCACTCATTCTGATTTGGAATGGACACTATCATTTTTGAATTATAGTATATGTCCATGGTTACTCTATCGTTGTTATGTCTAACAAATTCTACCATGAACACCTGTGGACCATCGTTCGCATCGTGAACAACAACTTTTTTTCTTAATCTAATTACCGGTGTCTTATCAGCATCGCGACAGAAACGACACGTACCCGTCTCACATAGGCTCATATTTTAAATATGGTTATGGAAACCTATTTATCTTCCTGCATGATTGACTTAAGGAAAGTTATGCTAACTACGCCGATGCTAATTCCTAATCCAACCTGGGCTATTGGGTGTATATGGGGTAGGACCCAGTAAACGCTAACAATCGATAATCCAATCAAATAACCTCGACAGAATCTATAAAGCATATTTTATTTCACTTTTACTTCGTATCTATATTAATACTATGGAATGTTGATCGAATGTATTCCCTTAGAAGATCATTTTCGCGTTGAAAACCAGCAGTAACAGTTTCTGGCTCGGTTTCCGTTTCACCAGCTTTTTCAGCCCTTTCCCTGGCTCTTTCAGCAGCCTCGGCCTCTCTTTCTTCCTGGCTCTTGCTTCCCCATCGATCGCTTCGCTTCTTACCCCTAAGTTTATCTACGCCCACTTTAAGTCCTAAAATACCTGCAAACCCTATTAGCGCCCCCATTATAGGAATACCGAAATAACCCATAATAGCCATACCAACCCCAAGCCCTACAAGGCAACCCAGTGTAATTCCGACGACGGACGGATTTCTAAAAAGAACTTTCCAGATTATGTTCAATCCTGCGAGTTCCTCCTCAGGAATATCTGGCGGAACACCGAATTTATCATCCATTTTCTTTTCCATCGCATCTGCCAAATATTCTGCAACAGCATCAGATATTGTATTTCCAAATCCACCAGCCACCAGTGTGGCCGTGGCGGCGTCCGTAATCCCCATCGTCGCTTGAATCGTAGTATCTAGAGAGGCCCCGCAAATAACCATAATAAAGTTATCAAGGAAACCAAACACAAATGACTTTACCATCATATGACATAGCATTTTAACTTTGCCTAAAAACGACTCCGGTAAAACTTTCGCTCCCGCTCCCGCCGCAGCAGCAACACTTTCTCCTATAATATTCTCTGTTATCGCATCTACCAGTTCGTTTCCAACCTCTTGACCTTCTGCCTTCGTCAACATTCCCAACTCATCCGCCTTCTGACGAAATTGAGTCGGAGTAAGAGATTTATCGAGATATAGGGCTCCCATTGCTGCCCTGTATTGTTCATCAGTCAGTGCCTCATGCAACATTCCCTCTCGAACGCCTCCTGCTATTCCAGCTTTCATTCTCGACCGAATTTTCTTTGGAAGGTCACCTCTTAAAATTGGGTTAACAGCCATCTTAATTGCACTTTTAGCAATCCGCATACGAAGCGCGTCCAAATCTAACTTTGATACCCCCGCTTTCCATGCCTTTACCGCTTTCTTTGTCACACCCTTCTTTACACTTGTAAATGTTTCACCCACAGCATCGAAAGCATTTTTGAACCATTCCCTAAACCCTTCCTGAATAAGGGCTTCCAACAGTAGAGCCTCTTGAATAGCCTGCGCGTTATTGTGTCGGTAAACGGTAGGGGGAGAATTATAAACGAAACTACGAAGAAGCTCATCGCTCTCTAGGATAACCTGAGCTTTGCTTTTAACCCTATAGATTACAAGTTCGCTTAATACTGGTTCCGTGGTTCTATGGATTGCTTCCTCTAGCTGTCTCTTTGTTAATATTACAGTACTCATAATATATCCTTAACTAATTTTCTCTATAGCGCGTAAAAATACTTATCTCTCGCTATGTTTTTCGTTCCCCACCATTATTTAACATGTTTCTTAATACAATCTGATAGCATTCCCCAAGCCTTATTTTGTCCCTGCTGACTGCCACCGAATACTCGTAACTCTAGGTGACTAGGACGTTTAATAAGCCTACAGCAGGGTGTCTGGGTCACTGCTTTATTTAACCCATGGATAACATCATCCCCCGACTCGCCAAGTGCCAGATACCCCTCCGGTATGCCCTCAGAGCCGCGTGCGGCTTCGGCGAACTGCTTTTTATTGAATGGCAGGCTCCAATCGCGTTTTTTAAACTTCAATGTCTCACCAGTCTCAACGTCGATTAATGGTAGCCCTTCTTTTTTAATGATCTCTTCATCTCGACGAAGGTTCCCGAACGCTTTGTCGCACCACCTATTTGTTCTATAGTGTCCAGCGCAACTGGGAAGCGTGAGAATGTTTTTTTCCTGGAAAAAATTAATCAGTGGGGCGATCTGGGGGTCTAGGTGATCAAGCCAACGCATTAAAATCGGTGATGGCGGTGATTGTCGATCTATGTGATAGAACCAGTCTTTATGATGGGGCGAAATGAACCATCGTTTCCTTGGCATCTCCCTAAACGCAACGCTTTTAATAGATAATCCCACCGGCCCCCATCCCCTTAACCTTTAAGAAGCCGCCGCAGGCGGCTTCGAACTGCCTTCCTTGTACGAAGAGGGCATATATTATAAAAAGATACCATAATTATGCTTGGATTCGATTTATTAAAGCGGGATAGTTAACGGAAAGTTCACGGTAAAAATTCTTCAAAACACCCTTTGTAACAGCGACAATCTCATCCCGTGTGGCTCGATCCTTTAAGGATTTTTCGATTATCTCGGAAACCTTCTTCTTAAAATCCCTACTTTTGCAAAATCGCTCAATCTCATCCTCAAAAACCTGTTTTGCGAGGGAACGAACCCGTCGCTCG